TCCCTGACATCATAGGTGTCAAAAAATGCTGTGTTAATTTTAACTTTTGATCGAACAGCAACTCGTTTTAGTAAATTGGTGACAACCTTAAAGTTACCGTCACCAACAGAGTCGTATAGAACAAAAGGAAAATTCGTAAAATACATAATTAATACCCCTGATCAATATGATCTTTGGTAATGATTTCCAGTTCAGTGAAATTCAAAGTTAATTTAGTTGTTTGTGGAACACCACCTTCATGTGATACATATCTATCTCCGCCATATTCTACATCCATCTTGGTAAGAGCACATGTTCCTATTTTATTAAGATTTCGATTTTCATATCCTATATGCATATATTGGATATCAAATATATTGGGTATATCCATCTCTCTGTGACCATGTTGTCCACCACCAACATAGTTTGCAGCCATATGATACTTAAAGTTCCATACAATATTGTGTACCGCCTTTGCTTCTGTTGCGCTCTTTGGTATAAATGTAAACACATAAGAAAAATTTCTGCGGCCGATACCTTCAAACATCACTTCCATTTTTGGAGTAATAATTCTGCCTCTTTCAATTGCATATAGAGTTTTTGCGCCAGGGGTTATTGTATCTATAGCCCCCCAAATACTTTTTCTTGCAGAGTGTGCAGCATTCTCGAAGAAATCCGCAAACTGATCTCCTACAGCTTTTCCAGCCATAAAACCTTTAATTGCATCGAAACCTGTTTGTGCTAGTATACCTACATCTTGATCAGCCCATTTTGACTCATAATTTACTGTAACATTTGGCGGCATGTAAAGAGAAATTGCCCCCGTTAATCTTTTTACTGGGGCGTTCCTTAATAGTATAGAATTGGATTCTCCCGCCCCGGTGCCGCCACCAGAGGCTAGGGTTGCTTGTGCAGCCCTGTATTCAGCTAGAGCTTCTTCATCATCACTCGAAGACCCGCCCCTAGCTATTATTTGTTGATCTGTTTCCGCGATTATCCGCTCGGCTTTCCCACGAGCGGCGGAGGCTGCTTGAAGTGCGCTTGGGTCTATTTTATTAATAAAAAACATAATATAATGACCCAGCTGAGAATCACCCTCTACATTTAATGGATAAGATAAGCTTGTTGTTCCATACTTGGCCCTCACCGCCGACGCGGCCTCCCACGGGGTGGCACCAGAGCTCATTGCATCCGCTGTAATTTTGCCCGCTTGGACAGCCTCACTCGCCGTTAGAGCTCGAGGGCCTCCTGGTACGTTACCACTAACTCTTATATGTGCCATATCTGTGTATCCTTATATATATTATTTATAAGTAATGTCTTACAAAGGTCGATACATATCAAAGAACCCCAAAAAATACAAAGGTGATCCCCAAAGGATCACTTATCGTTCTTTATGGGAGCGTAAGTTTATGGTATATTGTGATACCAATAATGCTATAATTGAATGGGGTAGCGAAGAAATCATTATACCTTATTTATCTCCTTGGGACGGAAGGATTCACAGATATTTTCCAGATTTTTATATTAAGATAAAACAGCATGGTGGGTCAATTAAGAAGTTCGTAATAGAAGTGAAGCCCAAGAAGCAATGTTCTCCACCACCAGCACAACCAAAAAGAAAAACCAGACGATGGTTTAATGAAGTCAAGACATGGGGCATCAATGAAGCCAAGTGGAAGTATGCAACTGAATGGTGCAACAATAATAATATGGAATTTAAGATTTTAACAGAAGATCATCTTAACATTACATATAAATAGTCATATGGCAGTATCAAAGTTTATACAAGCAGTCAAGGATGAGGCTAAAGGACGGCCACGCTCTACTCAATGGTATAAAGACAAAATTAAAGAGTTTGGTAAGCCTCAAGCTCAGCAATTACTTCGTGACGGTAAAAGGGATAATAAACCCTTTTATGGTAAGTTGAATATGTTCTTCTATGATCCAAAGTTCAAGAAGAAGCTTCCTTATTACGATACATTTCCTCTAGTGCTTCCATTAGAGACATATAATGATGGATTTCTAGGACTAAATCTTCATTATCTTCCAATTCCGTTGCGTATTAAACTTCTTGATGGGCTAGTAGATTATACCAATTCAGAGGATTTTACCGCAACAACAACGAGAATGGTGGTAGACTATAATAAATTAAAAAGGATTAAATTAATTCAACCAACCATACATAAATATTTGGCAGGACATACTAAGTCTCAGTTTCGTAGAATTGATGCAGATGAATGGACAATTGCAACATTGTTACCTGTACAGAGATTTAAGAAAGCTTCTGCATCAGAAGTATGGAAAGAATCTAGGAGTATGATTTAATGGCAAAGCTTGCAAAATTTCTAGAAGGTACTGCATTTGGTCTTCTGAATGATTTTTTATCTACATTTCATTCAGACGATGGTTATGCATTACCAAACCGATTTGAGGTAATAATTACCCGACCAGATGCTACAAAAGAAAACAGAAAAGTCTCTTTGAGATGTGAATCTATAAACCTTCCCGGCCGCAATCTAAGCACCTCAACACAAACTATCTATGGACCGAATAGAGAAATTGTTGATGGGGCAACTTATGCTGAAGATATAACCATGACTTTTCAAGCAAGTTCTGGATTAGAGGAACGAGTATTTTTTGAAGAATGGCAAGCATTAGCATTTGATGAAAGAAGTTGGAATGTTAAATATTATGACGATTATGTAAGTGATGTTGATATCTATGTATTAGATAAACAAGATACTCAACGATTTGGTATTAGACTTAAAGAAGCATTTCCTAAAACAATTAATGCAACAGATTTAAGTCAAAGCGCAAATAATGAAATTATAAAAACTTCTGTAAATTTTTCATTTAGATATTGGGAAACTCTAGATGAACTTAGAAAACCACAAAGTCTTACAGATAAAATGCTTGATACTGTAGTAAATTCAGTAGAGCGAAATCTTGCGGCAAATCTACCGCAAGTTTTATCTAGAGTTGATAAATACGGAATTCACCGAAACATTCCTGGCCTACCAAATTATACTAGCCGAAACTGGCTGCGGCGATAAACAAATTATTTTAAAAAGGATTGATAATTATGGCACTACCTAAACTTAATACTTTAACCTATGAACTAGAACTACCTTCAACAGGCGAGAAACTAAAATATAGACCCTTTCTTGTAAAGGAACAAAAAGCTTTAATGATTGCTCAAGAATCAGAAGATAATAAAGCGATGGAAAACACATTTGCTCAAATTATTAATGATTGTGTTCTTGATGATATTGATCCTTACGTTATGCCTATGTTTGATATTGAATACATTTTTTTAAGAATAAGAGGAAAATCCGTTGGAGAAAAAGTTAAATTAAATGTATTATGCCCCGATGATAAAAAGACTCGTGTAGATGTTGAAATTGATTTAGAAAAAGTCAATGTGCAAATGGACGAGGATCATACTAATATTATTAATTTAACAAAAGACATAAAGTTAATAATGAAATATCCTTGTTTAAAAGATATGTCAGTATTTGGTGAGGGGGCAGAAACATCAAATCTGTTTGATATGGTCAAACGATGCGTTCATGAAATTCATGATGGGGACACTGTTTATAACAAAGTAGACATTTCAGAAAAAGAATTGGATGAATTTATTGATAGCATGTCAACAGAAAATTTTGAGCAAGTGAGTAAATTTTTTAATACTATGCCAAAGTTGTTACATGAAATTGAAGTGAAAAATCCAAAGACAAAGAAGAAAAATAAGATTCCGATTGAGGGTTTGCAAAGTTTTTTCGCATAGCCCTTTCTCATGATTCTTTGGAGAATTACTATAAAACAAACTTTGCATTAATGCAACATCATAATTATAGTTTGGTTGAATTAGAAAATATGGTGCCGTGGGAGAGGGAAATATATCTTGGTTTGCTAATGAACTTTTTGAAAGAAGAAGAAAAAAGAAGAGAAGAAGAACAAAGACGGGGATAATTTAATGGCTGAAGATACGGTAAAAGTAACAGAAACAACTAAGGAATATGAACTTCTAAAGGTTGATTTAGTTCCTAGTGCGGGGGAAGACGAACCCACATGGGCTAATAAAATTGCTGGACAATTGGATAGGTTTAGAGTAATTCCTAGACTAATTATGGTAGCATACATCTATGCGTTCTATTCATCAACAGTTTGGTTTATGTCATTATCTGATCCCACTAATGCACAAGCAGCATTCATTTCTACTATTGTAGGTGCAGGAGCAGCATTCTTTGGTTTGTATGTTGGTAAACCAGGCGCAGCATTGCCCAAAGGAAAAAAGTAGGATAGTTATATGGCTGATTTTTCAAAAGATATTATAAAAGAATTAAAGGAATCAAATAAAAGACTCGAAGCCCTTGAGCGACAGGGTAAAGAAGATGATAGTCCACGAGCAATTATTGCTCAGGCTGTACCAGAAGTTTTAGCAGCACATCGCTACCCAAGAGTATTTCAAGAAAAGCAGGGGTTATATGAAGTAGATGACATCCTCAAAAAACAGGGCGGAGAACACAAAAAACTAATAGAAACTCTCCAGCGAACTCAAGTTGACACCGGCGCGGTGATGCTTAACCAGAACCAGGAATTGATAAACCAACAGGCTCCAAAGGCCGCGGCCGCGAACGATAATTTTACAAAGCAGAAAAACTTATTAGAACAAATAAGTGATGGTATGCGGAATCTTCATGTTGATAGTCTTCATTATTTTCAATTTAATGAAAAGGATAGAGAAAAAGCTCGAACAAAAATTGTAGAACAAGAAGACGAAAGGAAGAAACTGGTAACTACACTTGAAAGTCAAGGGAAGGTACTTACGGATCAGAGAAAATATAATCAGCTAACATATGAGATCGCTCGGGCGGAACTCGATCTTCGTTTAAAAAATGCTGTCGGGTCAGCTGAAAGAAAGGAAATAAAAAATGAACGAAAAGCTTTAGACAAGGAAAACGCCAAAAACCAAGGCCTGATAGCTAAGGGGTTGGGCGGCCTGGGAAAGTGGCTGATGGGAACGGGTAAAAAGATGGCCAACATCGGTGTGGGCTTTCTAAAAGGTCTTGGATTTGTCGCGGTTCTTTTGGGTATTATAAAATTTTTGGACAGTGACTTCTGGAAGAACTTTTTAGAATTTTTAAGAGACCCCAGCATGGAAAGGCTTGGGGAAGATTTTCCAAAAATCAAAACATTCGTTGATGGAATACTAAAAATACATGATATCATTGATGGTCACTGGGGCGCAGTAGCAATAGCAGCAGCATTTACCGTCCCAGCAGTAATAGCAGCTCTGGCATTGGCCCCAATTTTGACAATATTTATCGGCGGTATGGCCCTGGCGATAACTGATGGAGTTCGTGGTTGGTTTCTGTCAGACGAATGGGGAGTATCTAAAATTGCTGGAGCATTGGGCGCCCTTTTTGGTGGAGCGGGAGAGGCCGGCTCTTTTACAAATGTAACAGGTAATGCACTTAAATGGGGAACGATAGGTGCCGGTTTAGGATCAATTATTCCTGTTGTCGGTACTGGAATTGGTTTTGCGGTAGGAGCATTATTTGGAGCTATTCTCGGATTTGTTGGTGGTGAAAATATGGGAGCAGGGATAGATGCGGTGGTGACGTTTGTTTCAGATATGTGGAAAAAGGTAATTTGGCAAGTAAAGAATAATTTCCGAAAACTTTTTGGTATGTCAGAACTGCCGGCGCTGGACACACCGGAATATGAGGAGCATCTGGCCACGCAAGCCACCGCGATGGAGACTACCACGGATGCCACTATAGAGAAACATCAAGCAGATGTCGATGCGGGCCGAGGTCATTGGGAAGAGTTGACGGGCCCGTTCGGCACCCATTTTAAAACTTATGTACCAAATGCTGAGGGCGATCAGCGAAACATGCATGCCCCAGCGCCTGCCACAGCTCTAACCCCAACCATTGTGGTGCCGGCACCAGCACCGGGCGGGCCCGGGATGTATATGTCCAAAGAGTTGCGGGAATTTTTGGCGGGCTTGCCCGAAGTGGCTGTCGACAAACCCACCGATATGGTGTTGCCGCACGACGAACGCGCCAACCGCGCCGCCGGCGGTTGGATGTCTGGCGGCGGCCCCACAATGGTTGGTGAATTAGGACCAGAATTAATATTTCCTTCTACTGGTGGCCATGTTATGAATGCTCAAAGAACTGCACAAATATTAGCATCAGGAATAAACAGAGGTATGCCTGCCGGCGGAGGCGGACCAGCGTTGATCAATGCACCTGTTACTAGTATCAACAATAATCAAAGTAGCACTACTGTTGCTTCAACACCATTAACCAATCAAAATCCATTACTTGCATCAGTTAATCTTGCCGCATAAAAAAATCCCCTCTGATTTCTCAGAGGGGATTCTGCTGGATTAACAATTATTTGTCTTCAGCAAGTTTCTGAAAATAATCCATCGTATCTTCATTATTATCTTCAACTGTTACAGTAGGAGCAGGCTCCTCTTT